TTTTCTTGAACTGTTCAGCCATGATCTGAACCGCATCAAGACCGTTTACGACTTCGTTAGCGAAGCCAACATCGACTGCGGATTGGCCTTCATAGACCTGAGCCTCAGTCGATAGAATGGTTTGAATGTCGACGCCCATGTATTCGGCGGCTTTACCTGCGAACATTTGGCGTGTGCTCTCTGCTTCGGCTTGCCATTTTTCTCGCACCTCTTTAGGCAGAGATTGGTAAGGGTTGCCATCGGCTTTATGGTCACCTGCCGTGACAAGGGTGATTTCGACACCTTGCTGGTCGAGCATCTTCTCGATATTGGTGTGAGCCATGATCACGCCCACGGAACCTGCGACGCCTGTTTGGGTAATGAGGCGCCTTGAACACGCACTCGCAATCATTTGTCCGGCACTGCAGTGCATGTCGTAACCAAGGGACCAGATAGGCTTGATTTTTCGCATCTCCGCGATTTTGTCAGCCAAGTCAAAGCAGCCAGCAACCATGCCGCCTGGGGTATCCATGTCTAACAAAGCACCCTTCACTTCTGGATCAGAAATGGCTTCTGTTAGTCGGTGCATGATGCCGTCATAACCTGTCATGCCTGAGATGGGCTTTACGTAGCCATATTTGTGAACCAATGTGCCATCAATCGGAATAATGGCGATGCCATCGACAACCTGATAACTGCGGTCGCTACTTCGAGAACGAGAAAAGCCTGTGGCGACTTTTTTCATGTCATTCTCTCGGAGGATCTGCCCATCGGTATCCGTAAGCTGGACCACATTGCCTAGACGTTGGCTGAGCGCAGAGAAGAATACCCGAGCGTAACCAGCTTCTAAGGCGAGCGGCCTGTTGAATGTATTGCTGATCAAATGTTGTAAGTTATTCATTTGGTGTCTCACTTGGGTTATCCGGTGCTAACGCTTGCAGCTTCATCCAGCTTGGTGGTGGTAAGCCTTTCGTTTTTCTCTCTTCCATCTCAGCAAGCTGCTGGTCAAAGATTTCTTGATAGTCTTCACCGAGAAGCGCGAGCTCTTTCTCGTAAGTCGATAGACCGGAATCAATACGAAGCACGGCTTCTTTGACTTCTTTCAATCCGTCAATAGCGAGTCGGCCAGAGCCAATCCAGTCACACTTAGTCCAGGCATTACGGCGCTCATAGAAGTTGAATCGCGCTTTGCTTGGCAACCTGATGTAGCCACGCAGGATCATTTCTTCGAACATCAATGCAAAGATTTGGTTGGCAAATCGGTTGGCAATGATTTTTCGTCGACCCATGAAGTAACGCCATGAATCGTTGTGCGAAGCGCGAATGGTGCTGTAAGACATTTGCGAGTAATTACGCGATAACTGCGCGTAATCCACACCTAGTCCAGCGGCAACGTAACGGATAATCGACTGCTCTAAGGCTGCGAATCCGTTATCGGCGTTACCTGCGCTGTGCAGGTTGATTTTGTCACCAGGCATCAAGTGAGGCAGTTTGACGCCGTTGAACTTAACTTCGTTGCTGGCGTAGTAGTCACCGTAGGCTAAGAGCATCTTTTCAATGCTGCCGTTTTGTTGGTTCGCACCGAAAAGGAATTCCATCGCCTGGTCGCTACCAAGTTCTGACTCGATGCTTGCCGCATACATCGCATTGACAATCGCGCGCTGCAGCGTGGTGTTCTGTAGGGTGTCGAGCATTTTCAATTGCTCTAAACACGATAAGAACTTATTCACGCCACGGCATTGGCCACCTTCTGATGGTTCGAAGATGTGCAAGAATCCCATTCGGCCAGAACGCAGACGCTTCGGCACTTCTCGCCATGTCTTTGGCGAGCCAAAGTTATCGGCTCCTTCTTCAATGAAGTAGGAAATGGCTTCTCCGTGACGGTTGAATCGCATCCCGCCACGTTGATGGGGTTTGTCCATCATGTAGTTGGGGTTGTTCACCTTGCGAGGTGCGACCATGCGAATACAAGTTGAAAAGTGAGAGTGGCGTCTTTCTATCCATTCCGGCTTTGCCATGATTTCGCCAGTGTGAGCGTGTGTCTCTATGCCCTCTCGCATCATCATGGTGAAGGTTCGACGGCCTTCTGCATCAATAAAACAGTTTGGGTCTTCGGCGATATCACGAAAGATGGCTTCGACTTCACGCACGAAACCTTTGTCTGGGTCGATGCCGAGCAACAACCAGTTGGGTTTGTAGCTGAGGCGAAACTCAGAGCCAATAATGTGGTCTTTGTGTAGCTGGATGCCGTTCGCAGCAATGCCGTTATTGCGCGTCACATCATCTGTTCGGGCATTGGCCTGTTTCATGACTGGTAAGAAAGCAGCATCTACCGATTTTGACGGAGGGTTCCAATCGCTCATCTGGCCACCAAACCCTGAACCGCCAGCTCTATACACCGCTTCTCTTAATGGTGTTTGACCATCTGCAGCCAGTAGTCCGGTGTTTATCATTAGAATGAAACTCCTGCTGGGCGGCGACGGCGAACTGAACTCGTTCCTAACTGAGCGCGTAAATCGTCAATGTAGGCGCGAAGCTCATGAATATTCGCTCGACTGTATTCGACTTTGCGGTCTCCTTTTTGTACGGATACCGCCATTTTTCCGGTCTGCAGGTTGTGATAAGCGGCTTCGGCTTGCTGCAGCATTTCTTGTAACGTCATTTTCTATCCACCTTTCAATCGTGCGGCCAACTCAGCGATGCTGAGACCAGATGATTTTGGCTGTTCTTGTGCTTGCGGCTCTTCCAGTTCTAAGCCGAACTTTTGAATGAGAATGTTTAAAGCGGCATACGCATAAACCCAGCCATCCAGTGCTTCATCGTATGGGTGGTACTGTTTGTGCCATCGCCAAACTTGTCGGCCTGATTTGTCGTGCTCTAACTTCTTATTCGCTGAGCAGAGCTGCTTGAAAAACTCATCACCGGCTATGTCATCATCCAGTGGAAAATGAATACATCCTGGTACTGGTTCGTTGCCTTTTGGGGTTAAACACAATCGGCTATAAAGTCGTTGCTTGATGCCATCGGTACCAAGCCTTGTGAGGTAAACTTTTTTGTTGTTCTTTTTGCGAGGGAAGTTTTGTATCGGCTTGCCGTATTGGTTTTCACCTTGAATTGGGATCACCCACATCACGCCGTGAGTTCGGCTCATTTGGTAAACGTCATCGGTTTTATGGCCCATGGCATCCCAACACCAAAGCTTAACGTCCATGACTTCGCCATTGCGCTTTTTATAGGTTCGGTACAGCGCCTTTCCTGCCGCATCTTTTAATACCTGGCTAGACAAATCACCGAGCAAAACGATGTGTTCGACAAGCCAGCATTCTTCGTCTGGCCCCCATGCCCAAACGTAGAGCTCAATGCGATCGTCCTGAGTATCAATGCCTCCGGTTAGGACCACGGCTCTGTCTGGAACGGGATTGCTCTTACGAACTTCTGCCCACCAGATTTCCCTGCGTGCTTTGAGTTGTTCCCAATCCAGCTTGTCACCGTTCTCACCATCCCAAAGCTCACCGAGCGTGAGGTTGACGAACGTTTTTAGCTGGCTTGGGTCATCTTTCTTATTGAGAAAATCACGGACAATACCTCGCCAACCAGCGCTTAATTTGGTGTTGTAGCCTGACCAGATGTGAATGCCGACGCTGCTTGGTGTCGGCGCTGGGTTATCGTCAATGTCGAAGAAATCATGGCCATCGTGGGTCCATGTTCCGTCTTCTGCGATCCAACGCCCTGCCAGCTCCATTTTATAAAGGTGCTTGTAGTAAATAGGCTCGTCACATTTAGCGCAGCTGTAATAGACGGTTTTTGATTTTTTCTCGATGCTTGGCTGAGTGTTGTCCCACTTAAAACCGTGCTTGTCTTCTTTGCTGCCCCACTCTAAAACCTGTTCAGTTCCGCAATGTGGACATGGGAGATAGAAGCGAAAGGTCAGCTCCATCTTTTTCATCAGGCGTTCTACGTGAGATTCGCCTGTGTTAGTCGGAGTGGTTCCCCATCTTGCCATTGGGAAAGCAGCGCCTTCCAAACGCATCCTGGCGAGGTCAATCGGGTTACCTTCTTTACCAACCTCCCAGTCCCAGCCATCTATCTCATCACCGAACAATGCGCCTTTGGTCAGAGCACGCATGTTTCGTGGTGTGGATGTACCAAGAACGTGTAACGACCAACCGGTTCCCTGCTTGTAGGAAACGGTGTTTCGATGGTCTTTGGCAAATAAGGCTGGAAAGATTTGATGCATGATCGGCATTTCCTGCCAGGCTGCATCAATTTCGGTGACAGAGATATTTTTTGCGTCGTTCTCTGTCGGCACGTAAATCACGGTGTTGGTTTTAAACTGAGCATGCAGACAAGAGTTGGCGGCAACGACCAGTTTTGACCAGCCAACACGCGCAGACTTTTGCATGGTCAGCTCGGATATGGCGCGGTTACACATCATATTGAGTGGCACCACCTGCAGAGGCAGTGTTTCCCAAAAGCCTTCTTCCTGAGAAGAACCCGCCGCTAACCGGAAATGCTTATTTGCCCATTCCGACCCCTTGATGGCGATTGTTCTCCTCATCCCCATCAAGCCACGACGGACTTTCGTCTGGATCGCTGTCAATGTAATCGGAGAGGTTTGGTTGAACATCGGCACACTCATTTAATACAGCAGCAATCACAGCCTCTAAAACTTCCACCGCTTCGGGTGGCATGTCTGGCCATGCGTTCTTTAGTTTGGGAAGGAGGGTGTCGAGGCGTGTACCTACTCTGGCGCATACCTGTTCTAAGGTATCAACGATGACGTCTATTGGTGCGTAACTCTTTTCAAACAACACGCGTTTGGCTTTTAGCATCGCCAACTTTTCGCGCCGTTCTTCTATCTTGAGGTCACGCTCTAGTTTCGCGAACGTTTCCTCATCTTCTTGCTCGGTTTCCGGTTTTGGAGTCCCGGACTTAGACCGCCTTAAATACGTAATATAAGCATGATTACACGCTAGCGGGTCCATGCCACTTCGACCAATAGCAGCAGGCAGGAACCCTTCTTGCGTAAGGTTTCGGACCTGTCTAGATGAAATGCCAAGGAGCTTCGCTATATCCTCTTGCGTGTACTTCTTGCTGGGATTGAATAGTTCGCTCATTCATGGTTTTTGACCGGAAACCGGAAACCTCCAAAACAAAAAAATTTTTTAACGAGAGCTTTTCTGCGAGGTCGAACCCCCGTGGTAACTCAGGATCTCCAGAAGGACCCGCGATCATAGCTGATCTTCTTCTAGGCATTGAGTCCTAATGTAATCCTGTAAGTACTTTGTCTGCTGCTCGTTCTCAATCATCATTCGTCTGAGACGTAGATAATCTTGTTCAGCTGCTGCTCCAAGTCTTGGGGTGTTTGCATTGCCCACGCTTCTGGTGCTGGTGGCTTCGGGCACTGCTGGACAATCTGCCTGGACATACACCCGCTCAGGGCCAGTGCTGAGACTATCACTAAGACGAACAATCTCTTCTTTTGCGGCGGATAGCTCTGCTGCATGCTTCTCTCCCAATTGGTTGAAGGATTGAATTTGAACTCGCTGCTGGTGTAATGCTGCGATATGGCCCTGAATCTCGCCCTTTGCTGAAGTTAGCTGGCTTTCAGCGATATCAGCCCGACTGCTTTCGACGAACAATGCTGCCGAGAGTGTCGTGACCACTGCTATCACAATAGCTGTTGCCCATACTGTCAGCTTTGCATTAGGCATACTTCCCTCTCTATATCGCGTCGGTTCATCAACCCTTTCCACGGTTTACCTGCTGCATATACCCATCGTTTAAGCTGGTCACATGCTGCATGCCACTCGCCTTTGTTGAGCAGCTTCAGTAACGTCGAGCGTGAGAATGAGCCAATGCCAACGTTAAACGTGAAAGAGTAAAGAGCAGCTCGTGTCGTCTCAGGAATATCAACGTGAATCATCGGGTCGACCATTTGTTTAACATTAGCCAAGTCAGACTCGAGCAATTCATCACACTCGGCTTGTGAGTAGACTTTATCCGGGATGATGTCTGATCCTGTATGGCCATAACAAACAGTTTGAACACCAGCGACATCGATGTAAGGAGTAAACCGAATACCTTCCATTGGCTTTATCATTGTTGTCGCCATAATGAGAGCCGAAGCTCCCGCCGCTGCTAACATCTTGACTGCAGAATTAAGGTGCTTCATCGCCATAGTCCTTTTCAAAGCGCTTTTTCTGCCAGTAGTTATTAATCCAGGCAGTAATGAGCATGCCAGCCAAAGCAATCAGCACCGTATAACCATCTGCAGATATAGACCCAAACACGCCTATTACCCCATTCCAAAAATAAGATAGGGCGCTGGATATCTTTTCGTTCATACGCATACTCACCCCCGTACTGGAGTGCCCTTTTGCTTGGGTGAAAATGAAAAAACCCCGCCGAGGCGAGGTTTTCGAGAATTTATGATAGGCACAAAAAAACCGCCTAAGTGGCGGTCATTTTCAATACTGTGTACTTATCCATAATGGATATATATACATTAAATTGCCCCGTTTTTATTTTCAAGCTCTTTTTTGAATAATTTTCGCGCGGACTTGTCGTAGTTAATCAGCAAGGTACGAATCACTTCAATGTGCTTTTCCCATTCAGACCAGTGGTTTTGGTAGTAGCGAGTGCGTTTCTTTCTGAACCCATCAGACTCAATATTCTTTTCTTTACAATCTACTTCCACCAGCGCTTTGATTAGGAACTGACGGCTAACACTTGGCGTATATTGAATACCATCATGATCGAAGTAAGTCTGAGCACCAGCCAATTGCTCGAGCGCAATATTTCCAGCGATAGTACTGATGAGCGCTTTAACTTTGAGATAGGTTCGCTTCTGAACAATCATGCCTTGCTCAGATGAAAGAACGATCCAATCATTCAACACACTTTCCACCAGGCGCTTCTTGTTTTCTTTCGAGTTCCAGAGCGGTGATGCGTAAGCATACAGACTCCAATCGGCCAAATGCGCTGCTTTCTTTTGCATTCTATCTAACGTTAAAAGCACTTTTGCGCCATCAATTCGAGATGCCATTTGATAGTCAGCAGCCCCGAAACCTCCGCCACCACCAGAACCATCATTATACTTTGCCTTGATGCCTTCCGTAGCCATACCAATTGCTGCAGGCATAGGCCACGTTTCAACGTTAGTCGCTAATCCCATAATATTCCCTGTACA